CCGTGCTAGTATTGTTAATCTCACCTACACCAAAACTAAACGCTTTAAAAATAGGGTCTGATACAACTACGTTATGAGTTATGTCTTTTTTAACATTACAGAAGTTAATGATCGATCTCTTCTGACCTTCGTTTAAGTAGTTCGGAATTTTATCATCTATAATAGCCTCATTAGATCTAACTGCATAAACGTATATATTATTAAAGTTAGTCGATGTAGAGAAGTTGACTTGAGCTAATAGCGTTCTTGCATCATCTATACCTCGTTTAACACCTATATTATTAAAGTAAAACAATACCTGTGACGTATAATCCTCATTAGATAATACTTTAACCGGTTTTGCAATGTTACCGAAGTTACGTGTTATTTGTGCCGCGTAATCTGCCTTAGTAACTAATCTATCCTGCGTTGAAAATATACCTGGAGCGTTCTGCTTTATTTCTTCAACGGACTCAGCAGCTTTAATAGGTGTCGAGCTGTGTTTATTACTTACACTCAGGTTTTCAATAGTAGTTGGTGTAATAAGATTCTGTTCTGTATACAATTCATTTAACACCCCGTCAAAATCTGGTGATGTATATAATCCAAAACTCTTACCACTAGTAGCACCTGCACCTACAACAGCAGACTCATTATCTGATTCTAAGTAAAACACTACCACTCTATCATTACCATTTAATGTTTGCCCGTTATTACCATCACCAAACTTAAACTCGTAGTTACCCTCAGAGTTAAACCGCTTTTCATACTTCTTATTGGTAGGATTCTCTAAATATAGTGATGCAGTCTCGGTCCACTCTGACCACCTACCCGTAAGACTATTACGTACATATATAGAAAAGGTATTATCTGCTACAAACTTTTCATCACTTACAGATCTAGCGGATTTAATCACCTGACTTGAAGTGTAAGTATCTATTAGAGTGATCGTTTCATATTCCTCACCGTTTGCAGTGAAAATAGCCTCTTTAAGAGAGCCTTGATGTAAACTGTTGTAGTTTAATTGTAATAGCTCTGTAGAGTTATCTGTTACCTTTTCAAATGTAATATCCTCTAAAGAGTAGTACGATACACCACCAACATTAATATTACAAAACTTAGGTAATGTATATACGTCAGATAATATATTATCGGCTGTAATATCTACGGCTAAAATTGATGTTTGATCACCTAATGGCTTATACCCAATATTAGAAACCAACTTATTCATGTTCTCATATATTGTAGCTGTGGTTAAGGTACTCTCATTGGACGTAGTGTTTAGGTAGAATAAAAGCACGTGATACATATACGCAACAACATCAATAACTGCGTTGAAGTTTGAACCCTCAAAGTTTTGATCTGTAAATACTTCATTTTCGTTTAAACGATCAATAATTAGGTTTTTAAGTGAGTTTGCATCGAAACTCAAATAAGCGTCTTTCGGTAGTTTAAAGTCTGTAAATTTTTCTAAGCTCATACTATTATATATCCATCTCTATTTAATGTTGTTTTTAAGGAGAGACTATAAATCTCTAAAAGGGGTATTGAAAATATTATATCAATATTAAACTCTAACTGATCAGGTGATCCTGTTACCGTTACATTTTCAACCGTTACTCTTGGCTCTTGTGCTCCAAGCTGGTAGTATATGTCAGTAGCTAGAAAGTACGACGTTGTTGTATTGATCGGTTCAAATAGATACTTCTTTATATCCAACCCAAACGTTGGATTTAACAACTTTTCACCAGGAGCTGTTGTTAATATGTTTTTAATCGATGTTATAACAGCATTTGCATCCTGTAGCTCACTTAAGTCTCGTGGCTGTGGTTCGGAGTATAGCTCCGATCTTACAAACTTTGAGGCATCAAGGTCCAGTTTTAAGTCTTTAAAAATAAAGCCTCTTCTAATAGCATTATCTAGAGAGGTTGGTCTCTTTAATGAATCTATTTTAATCACAACTATATTTATTCCTTGTTACACTTTACAACAAGTTTTATCTCTAACATTATTATGTTATATACATAAAGTCATAACTTTCCATATAAATCTCAACAAACTGACATAAATAATGTTATGGCTAAGCAAAAGAGATTTATTCCACTATTCGAATCCTACATGAAAAGATTCGAAAGAGGTGGTTTTTTAGTAGGTGACATTTTTGAGTTTGATGATAAGTTTAAAAGTCATGATGAATATAAGGCTTTAGGCCAAAACATTAAGGATATGCTCGACGAAATGATTGAGTCTGGTCTCCTTATTCGTGTTGTAGGTATTAAGGATGAGTCACCACAGAGATATCCTGCAAACAGTGACGGTGGTTCACTTTCACCTGTACTGAATATTGCACTTGATAATACAGGCGGTAGAATTACACATCGTTGCTCTATTCCCTGTTGTTTAGGTCAGCCCGGTGAATCAGCATATCCTGGCTTAGATCCTATTCCAGATAGCTTATATCGTAAGGATAAGGTTAATATTAAGCCAGAAGAACTAGCCGAAGACGAGGAAAACCTTTCTAATAAGACAGATATAGGTGACGGTGAGCTTAGCCAAACACAAATAAAGCTACCTACACAAAACACTCAGATTCCTTCTAGTGCTGCAACTCCATCGATGGAAGTTAATGCATACACGAAGGATTACCTGAGTGGGTTAAAGGGCTAATAAGCTTTTTCTAGATTTACCCAACAAGCAAATGCGTTAATTTCCTTATCCAGGACTAACGCGCTTTTATAGAGATGATCAGCTAATATAGTGATCATCTCTTTCTTTTTCATATCATCCATAGGCTGCTCGTATAGATGATCTAGAAAGTTAGCCATAAGTGTATCATAGTCACCTTGAAATCTATCTTCACTCTCAATTAAGTGCTTTCTTAGTTCTAATGACTTACCGGTAGTTATCTTTTCGAAGATCGACTTAAGTAAAGCTTCATCCGCAGCACTATTTGTAATATGCAGCTCAGAGTTAATTACACTCTTCTGCAACTCGTTAATAGTCTTACGAAGATCAGGGAAGTACCTCTTAACGAGCATTACAAACTCTTTCTTCTGTACATCTGATACTACTACCTCTTCTTGTTGCAGAATACTATAACACCTCTTAACAGCCTGATCAATTACAGGCTTCAGATCAAGTGATTGACACCTAGATTGCAGAGCAGGAATGATTTTATGCTTATAGTTAGCAGTAAGAATAAAGCGACAGTACTTAGCGTACGTCTCCATAGTATTACGCAATGCTCCCTGTGCCTGAGAGGTTAGACCGTCAGCCTCATCTAGTATTACCACTTTAATGCCCCCGTCGAATGACTTGGTCTGAGCAAAGTTAGTGATATTGTGTCTGATGGTGTCAATACCTGATTCATCTGACGCATTAATGTAAAGATAATTACATCCTAGTATATCATTAACAATAATCCTAGCTAAAGTCGTCTTACCTGTACCTGGATTACCGGTGAATAGTAAGTTAGGTATTTCATCCTTAAACTGACTAACAACTCGAAGAGATTGTTCATCTAAGATAAGATCATCAAGCTTTGTCGGCCTGTACTTTTCACACCAAATACCTTTAAAATCAATCATTATCGTTTTTTACGTTTTTTCTTAGTAGGTTTACTTACAGATACTGTAACGGTCTTTCTAATCTTAGTTTTACCTACTTTTCGCTCAGTTACCTTTGTTCTTCTTGTTGTAGCCATATCTTTATTTACCTGAGGATCCAAATCCTTTATCACCTCTATCTGATTGTACGACTGTTCCTTCTGTTACATTAACAGGATGATTACTATATACAACAAACTGTGCGATTCTATCACCAACCTTAACCTCGTAATCTTTATCAGTTAAGTTATAAAGCTTTACACCTGCATCCCCACGATAACCTTCATCAATAATACCAGGATGAGGCATAATACCATGCTTGAACCCAAGTCCAGATCTACCTTCGATCTTAACCCAAAATCCAGGCTCAATAAAGCTAAACTTAAGTCCTACATCTACAACTGCTGAACCTTTTGCAGGGATTGTTACATCAACAACCGACGTTACATCTAGACCAGTATCGTTATCATGATTCTTACCTGGAAGCACTGCATTACTATTTGTTTTCTCAAATCTTAATTCCATATATACATATAATAGCATATAAATGGAAAAAGTCAACTAAGAGATTAAATATGTATATGAGTGAAATCGATGATGCTGTGGATGATATTTTATCACAAATCAAAGACCATAAAAGCTCTACCTCAGGAATTAAGAAGGTAGAAGAGGATTTTGATGCTGATAAGTTAGAAGCGTTTATTCTTAATAAGACTAGCTCGCTAGTTAACACCTCTATTGATATGGTTGAAGATGTAAAGGACTACATTTCCTCCGCTCCAGAGAATAGAGATGTAGCAGCTATAGCTGAATTAATCAGAGCATCCACTGGAGCTATTGATACACTTAATAAACTACACACAGCTAAAGAAGCTAATAAATCTAAGATGGCAATAAAGCAGCTAGATGTTGAAGCTAGGGAAAGAATGAACATCACAGACAATCAAACGAAAGTACTTCTATCTAGAGATGATATTATGAAAGCCTTGATGGATGAGACAGGTGAAGATGTTGTAGACGTTTAATTCTACCACCTTGAAATTCTACTACCCGGTGGACGTCTTACATCTAGATGTATAAAGGTTGAATATTTACCAATACCGGTAAATCCTATTTTAGTAGCCGCGGCATTAACTGTATTATAGTTAAGTCCGGTTCTAAACGAAACATCTACAGCATTACCTATGTTGTGCTGCGAGCCTGGTTTGAAGGATTTGGACTGACCTGTTGATTGCATATATGCCTTGTTTCTTCTTCCTGAGTTTAGTGGTATTTTAACGCCCAACTCTTGACTTAATTCAATAAGCTTCTGAATCAAAGCCGGGTTTAATAAGCCAATAGCGCGATCTTCCCTTTCTTGCTTTGAACCACCACTACCAATTAATAGAGGGCTAAGCATACCTGACTGATATATCTGTATATAATCACGCCAGGTATCACCCAACTCTATATCTTTACAACTAATTTTTCCTTCCGCTTGCTCTAAGGACTCAAAAACACCATCACGCATTTCGTGATATTCACCAATAGCTATTCTCACCGCTGTATTACCTTCAATCGAAGCCTTTGTGTTAGATACAACCCAACCAGCATCTTCTACAGCAATACTCTCCGTCTTCGCCGTATTCACAGAGCCAATTGGAAGCTTACCAAAAGCGTAATAATATGCAGCAGGTGTTAAGCCGATTGCTGCATCTGGAAATAATGCATTTTCCTTATAACCGACTATCTTAATAAACTTACTGCATTCGTTTGACTGTCTAATAGTGATAAATGCCTTACCGTCTTTTATAGCCTTGACTATATCCATATTAAGCGGTACAAGGCCTTGCTCTACAACATTCAGCCTATCAAGCAAAGCCTTATTAATTATAGCACCATCATTGAATATCTTATCAGATTTATCAGCTAGAGGTACAAACAGACCGTCTTTAGACGCTTGTCCAGACATACCTTCACGTGATATATCATGTGACCAGCCGTTTGAAACTTTATGTACTATGAACTCCTTCTCCTTAAGTTGAACCTCACTAACTGGTGGCTCGGGTGTAGGAGTCGGGGTGGTTTGAGCATCAGATCCGCCAAAGCTGTTTAGAACTGGGTTCAACGCGTCAATTGCAGCATTATTCTGTCCACCTAGAGCGTCCTCCTCAAGCCACGCGTCCGCTGCATCAATCCAACGCGCAGGGTCACCCGGGCATATCCTATCCATTCCTTCAATACCTGTATCACCAGAATCAATCTGAAAATCACCGGTAGTACCTACAAGTATTTGCCTTTTCTCATGATCGATGAAGCCACCAGCAATATAAGGCCAACTACCACCGGTGGGTGCGTTTGTACTAACTAACGGCTTTGATATCCAGTAAGTATTTTCTTTAGTTAAAATATCACCTTTACCTATCTGGAAAAATGAACCACTTGTCCCACCTTCAACAGCTCCAGGTGCACTTGACCCTGAAGATCCTGTCCCAGTATCGGCTGCCGACCCACCGGTGCTGCCACCTCCACTTGATGAAGCCGGCTCACTAGCAGCGACATTAATATCAGATGAGGTAGGTGTCATACCCTTCACCGTATATGTACCACCAGGATCAGCGTGATAAGGTACGCCGTTTACTTGCCGTATATCAATACCCAGTGGGGTACTCATATTATCAGTATAAGGGTTATATCTATAGGTATGTTGAAACTTATCAAAGCATCCTCCTAGACTATTTGATATTTCTGCTAAAATAGCTGTACCCATCTGATCAAAATCAAAAAAGCTTTTAAGATCAGGTGTGTAATTATACATCTTAGCTACAGACGATCTCATACTACCACTAGACTGTGCTAACCCAACCGCGTCGGTTATATTTGACTTCCCCATTAATACAGATTGTGTACTTGACCAAGCCTCTTTCGCAACATTTGTTACTTCTAGTATACCCTGCTGAAACGCAGATGGTAAGTCGTTAAAAACAGCTTGATCTAAACCATCCATAAGATTAGTAGTAGTGCCTTTTAAGTCACCGAGATCAAACGCATTCTCACTCGTCTTTGTTGCTGCAGGTTGCGCTAATCTACCAATACTATCAGATGTAGCAGAAAACACATTACAAGGTGAGTTTATACAATCACGCGCTGCTTCACGTAACGCATTACCGAAGCTACTATCATCCTTAAAGTTTGGATAGTTAGGATCGTTAAAATAATCGTTTATACGTCTAACTTCATCCTTATAATATGGGTGAACCTTCATCTTATCGACGTAAAAGTTAATAGTAGACCAATCAAGTAAACTGCTGTTTAATACTAATATCTCAACACTACGTCTAACTGCAGCCATGTCACCCTCTAGCCCGGCATGGAAATCAACAGCTAAATCAACATCAACAGCAAAATCCGGATCATCAACAATCTCACAATACGGAGTAGCAAGTCTTAAATGCTCCTTACTCAAAGAGACACCGAATAGCTTTTCTGCTAGATTATTACCGTAAATTACCATCTGTTTATATTTATTATGTTAGGCACCTTCAGCTGTATTTGCTTGAACATCTTTTATTTGACCTTCTCTCCAAACCTTATACTTTGGTACACCTGTACCTCCAACTTTACTACCGTAATAGTTTGCATAAAATAGCTCTCCTCCGATCCGTGTACTTGGGTTACCTGCAGCTACTCGTCTATCTGCTAGTCCTGAACTAGCATTATCTGTAGCGAGGTTAGTTATGTTTGACCCAGCTAGAACGCGGTTTAGTTGATCGTTGTAATCTGGTGGTGATTGATTGTTGAGTTTTGCCTTTGTTGAGTCTGGATAATAACCAGGATCTTGAAGTATAGATCGTAATGACCTACCTGAAGCAGCTGCTCGGTTCATAACCGTTTCCATATATGCTTGCTGAGCCGCTTCGCCTTGACCGCCTACCTCTGCAGCAGTCGAAGCGTATAACAGCCGCTGTAAATCTGGATCACTCTCCAGCTCTTTCCTTATACGCTCTCTGTTAACCTCCCCGGTTTGTGTTACATCCCCTATAGGTAAAAGGTTAGTTGGTGCATTTGTTGGTTGTGCTATTGCAGACTCGCTTTCAGAGTCTGTTGATGCATTTGTTGGTTGTGCTATTGCAGACTCGCTTTCAGAGTCTGTTGATGGTACTAGCTCCTTATATCGCTTGCTATTACCAAACAACCTAACAGCTACTACTTCATTTTCATAGTCTAACTCCCTAAATATATGCTTAATAGACACCACAAACCAAATATTATCAGGCGCGGTTCTACCAGTCACCTCACCGCCATTTATTGTTACAAACGTTCCGGGCTTTCTAAAGACTTGACCACGTACATTGAACACTATTATATCGTTGAGAAACAAGAAACTGTTTTTAACCTTATTAAATACCTGATCCTCTAATACACTTGGATCATCAACACTACTATCAGCTCTTTCCGCCTTAAGTATTTTTTTATTCGAGTTTGTCAACACAGGTAACGCGCAATTAAAGCCGTTTGTGTCTCCTAGATCGTCTTCCTCAAAACTTGATACAATATCAGTAAAGTCTGTGACGCTTATGTTTGTTGCGGTTAAGTCTGGTGCACTATCGTTAAGTAAGTAGTCACACCAATATTTTGATCGCGCCGTCTCAATGTCTGCCTTAACTAACTCGTAGTTCTCAACCGTGTTGAACATACCAGAGGAATGTCGACCACCTGTCTTATCTTCTTGTGGTGCTAATACAAACTCTTCTAAATAAACTTCACCGAAGTCGCCTGTGCTTGCGCCACCATCTGACATTCCCTTCAAAAACTCATGATGTTTATCAGTAAACATCTTTTTGAGAGTGAACTTACGTGTAGTAGTATTAGTATCTTCACTAAGACTCTGTATCTTAAATAACGGTAAAGACGACTCTATTTGAATGTTGTTTACTAATCGTGTAATTACATCAAATACACTATCCTCTATATCCCACCAATATGATTGTAGGTTAACGTTAGAACTTTCACCAGTGAAACTATTATCAGTTAGACTATTAGTATTAATAGGTACAGGCAGTGTCTTACCCCACATATCAAGGATACCACTTACATGCCCAATTAGTGTATTGGATGGTGATTTATCCGGCTTACTACCAGTTTCCCAAAGCTTTCGCATCGACGTCTTTTTAAGCATGGATGTTTGCGCTTCTTCAAACTTAAATACAATTATATTATCTGTAATATTTTTTGCAATTATAGAACTGTTCTCAAGTATTGTTAATAAGCTTATTTTACTATCAGATGCATGCTTTGTTTTTGAATCTTTATCTTCAATGTTTATATCTAGAAATAGATTCTTCTCTGTTGAACTAAACGTCTCCAACCTATCCATTATATTATACGAGTTTTTAATGGCTACATTACCGGTAATTCCAGGGTTTATAAGATTATCTTCTATTTCAAGATATGATAAAACACCAGTATCAATAGGAGTGACATCAGTATCACCACCAACTGCTTGCGCTATGATGGATAAATTGAAACCTAAATTCTTGCTTTGTAAATTAGCATCACTCATACCACGCTAGTTATTAATTTTAGAAAGTATACTCTCTACATATTTAGGTTTAATGAATTTATAGCCAATACCACCCTTTGCCATAAAAATGTAATCAGGCTTATTTATCAGAACAATTAACCACCATAAATCAATCGTGTTGTATAATTTATATGAGAGTGTTGTCCATGGCATATCATAGTTAAGTGATATATCATCATAAACATCACCACTTAACTCTTCCGGAAAGCTTACCTTATTTAGTATGTTGTAGAAATAATGCGGGTCAGTACTATCAACCAAATTGACGTTAAATATATTTTCATACAAAGTAGATTGCAGAGAGGATACACTCCTATCATCTATATTGTTTTGCTTTGCTCCGTTGTTAATTGTACTCATTTGCTGTATCTTTAAGGTATGGCGGTTGTAGACTAATTATTAATTGTATTCTGTATGAAGCGATTTACATCACCCTGTCTAGATGGGTCTAACCCGACAGATGCTTCCTGTACTATACCACTATTAGTAGATGCAGCGGTTCGTACAACCGCTTGCGCCGTAGGCGTTACAGCTATTGGAGATACATCATCAGTGGTAGTATCATTAAGTATAAACCCGGGATCCTGTGAAGGTTTAGGAGCAGGTGGTGCAGCTGTCTTACCAATTGTTACTGTATTACCTACCGTGTTTCCATGAAAGCCCGAACCTACCATCAAGTTTGCGTAATCTGATAACAATGATGTAAACTGAATAGTAACTTCATATGCATCTGGAATAGGTGCAGAAAAGCGCCCAATATCAGCTATTTCAACCTCTTTGTTTCTGACTGTACCTACAAAATCCACCTCAAGACTACTGATGTATGCATATGGCATATTTACCATGCCTTGTATAGTAGCGTCATATATCTTAGGTGGTAGTGTCCTAGCAAACGATGTTTTATATGGTTTGTTTTGATATGTTAATAACCACAAAAACTCGTAGTTTAGTTGATATGATATATCACCCTGATTTCTTGTAACTGTGTTGAATAAAGGAAACTTAACTGTTAACGTTGGACCTTCTTCTGCAAAAGAGAAATGTTTTGCCTTTTGTATATATACACCTGGTTGAGCGAGGTTAACAAAGGATGATATTTCTTCAACTATATCCATGCCTGTGTTAATGAGACCACTAGCAACACTTTCGTTGTTTGAAGCGCCCCAACTATTATTAATACTAGGCGGCTTTTCAAAGTAAGGTAAGCAGTAAGTAAACCCGGTGTCTTCCGTTAAATATAAACCAATTAACGATCTTAAAAAATTACTCTCGAGTCTTTTAACTGTACCCTTATCAGCAGTCTTACCTTGTAAACTATCCTTAATACTAGTAAGTTTGTTCAGGGCTGTATTTTGAGCTGCATCATCAACACCTATAAACTCTGCAAACTTACTAACTACGGTGCTATTTGCTACGTCTGTACCAGCTTTAACAGTACTATTAATATAATATAGTGCCTGAGATAATTGTGAATTGAGCACTTGCTCCTTCTCCGTCAACATCAACTTCGGTATCTTTGCAATCGCAGCTGCTGTAGTATTTGACATGCCACTAGAGAACCAACAGAACCGATTAACAATATCAATAGTACCACCGGCGGGGTGAGGCTTCTTATATACATCAGTATTGTCTAATGTTGACTCACCTATTTTACCACCATTAAACGTAGCAATGCTAGCATTGCTTATATCCTCAAAACTTTTAATTAACTTTGACATAATTTATTAACTTGTATAGGCATCACGTACGCCTACTGTTCTAGGTTTTGACGTCGCGTTATTACCTGCATTAACTACAGTTGTACCACCACTGCTATTACGTGTATTTATAGCAATATCTCTTAATATCTGTGTATGCTCTAAAGCTATTTTAACCAGCTGACCACTAAACCTTTTAATATCTTCATTCTGCTTATTAACGAGCTTATCTATAGCACCACCTGTCTTCATACCGAGTACTGAATCCTTGTTACTAAACGGTGTAATCTTACCATCCTGTACAATAAAGTCCTGCATTGGTGATTTATTTGCAGCATCCCTGAAGGCGCGCTGTGACTTCATATAACCAATATTTGCTGCAGTATATGCAGCCTCAGCACCCTTAATGTTCTGTTGATCCTTCGTTGCAAAGGCTTTTTGTAATTCACCGCGACGTATACGCATGATCTTCTCCATCTTCGCAAACTCTGCCGCTTCAGGTGAATTAAGAGTTTCTTTACTAGCATTTTTACGAAACTCTACCATACCAACCTCACCCTCACGTCGTCCGTATTTTGACCTAGCCGCGTACTGCTTTCCCGCGTACTGGTTATCTACTTCATCATTAACTGCTCCCATATCAACACCGAGCATATTACCAATCCTCGCTCTAATGCTGATACCAAACATCTTCTCTGGTAACATACTAAGCATCTTCTTTGCAAGAGCACTCTTTAAATCCTTCATAACGTTACCAGCTTTAGCAATCGCACCTCCACCTCGTTCACCAGTCTCCTCATTTGTAGCTCCAAATAGCCAGTCAGCTAATGGCTTAGCAAAAGGTATAGCAAACGCCATCCGCTGCAGACCGCCCTTAACATCACCACCTGCTATATCGGCAGCACCACCCCAGAACTCCATAAGATTCTTAATAGGGTAGTTATTCATTATTTTGTCTTTTATCTTACCGAAAAAGTCACTCATCTTAAACCCACTACCTGCAGGCTTTACCTTTTCTTCCTTTCCTTTTTTGGTATCTAAAAATGCATTTAGTACATCAAGACCTATACCTATAGCAGTACCTACACCCGGAAATAGCGTCGCAATACCAGACGCAACATCAATTAAACCACCAACAACATCCCCTGACTTAAATCTTGAGACAGCAAAGGCCCAAGATATCATAGATCCTATACCAGGTATTCTTTTAAGCACAGGTTTTAAAAGCTTAAACAGCATACCGCCAACCTTCTTAAATATACCACCTATAGCGCCACCTTTAAGAGCTTTAAATGGCTTTAGCAACGCGCCTTTGATACTACTAAATACAGACTTTACTTTTGTTTTTACTGTATCAACCATTTTACCGATTAAGCCAGGTTCGATTAGTTTAGCACCTAACCCTTTAAGCGGCTTTAATAACTTATCACCTAATCCCTTTAACGGAGTAAGCAGCATCTTACCTAAACCTTTAAGCGGTTTTAATAACTTATCACCTAAACCCTTTAACGGAGTAAGCAGCATCTTACCTAAACCTTTAAACGGAGTAAGCAGCATCTTACCTAAACCTTTAAACACACTAGTAATGGTCTTACCTATACCTTTAAATTTAGATGCAAACCATTTTACACCACCTCCAATACCAACTTTGGCTAGTATCTTGAGTAGGCCCTTTGCAGGCCCGTCTGATAAAAATCCGGTAACAAATGCAGCCAACCCGCCGAGTATTAATAATGCAGGTCCGATCAGTTTCTTTAACCAACTACCCCCAACCTTACCAGCTGCGCCTTCCGACGACTTTGGTAACTGTACGGGTAGCTTTTGTTTAAGCTTTGCTGATTGTAACGTCTCAGCTTCTGGACCTGGTGCTACTACACTCTTAAAGATACTAAATATCTTCTTATATCTAGCTACCTCGTTTGTAGCTAGGGTTGCCTTAACTTGTAGTATATCTTTTATACCACCACCCTCATCATCACGCCGTATTGCACCTCTAGATTTGTTATTGACACCTTGCTCAACACGGACACCACGAGGCTCACTGCTATTTTTATTAGCAAGGCTAGCTATAACTGCAGCAGCTTTTGCATTATTGGCTGATTCATCTTCCACACATATATTTAGTCACTAGATAGGAAACTCGCATCAATTTCTACAGCAACACCATCATCAAATGTGATATTTTTTTCTTCCTGCTTACGAAACTCACTAATAGCCTCAACTATCATGTTGTTAAGCTTCAATGGTAGTGAATCAATAAGCTTTTTACTCTCGTAGAGGTTAAAGTTATTAAGCTCGAACACATTCTCACCTACCTCAACACTCTCAACAAACTTAATAATCTCATACGTTAGTACAATGTTAACAGCGTCTGTCTCTCTCTGCTTTTCGTTGAGCTTGGAGATTTCTGAAATAAGCTTCTTTGCCACAATTGTATCTCTAGTAAGCGATGGTACTTTAACCGTTACATTAATACCTTTATACTCTACATCGCTGCTATAGTCGAAATCAAAGTCAGGCTCCGGTAAATCGTTAAGGTCATATTCTTTACTACCTACAATATATTTACTACTTAGTGATTCCTTCCTCAGCTGTGTCAAAATATATGATCTATCAGCTAAAGAGAAGTCATACTCTGACTCACTATTATTAATAATAATATCATTAAAGATAGCACTACTCCTAATAACGCCTTCGTATCCTTCAAACGCAGACTTAAGCAGATCTTTATGCTGTGAAACATTAAACAGCTCAAAGCCTAGCTCCTTACCTGATGACGGTACAGTCACCTTAACTACATTCTGCTTATTAAGATCATCTAGATCCTTAATAATATCTTTTAAAAGCTCTTTACTCACAGATATATTTATGACACACTCTCGTTAATCAACTATTTTGTTGCTCACGCTTCTTAACCTCCTCATTCTCTTTTTCAATACGCTCTGAGTGTATCTTTAATAATAGACGTGTCTCGTTATATGTTAGATCAAAGAAATCACCAGCTTTACTTACAAAGTGATTATAATGGTATAGTGTCTCGTAGAAGTATACTAAATCATATGATAATATTGAAGCAATAAAGTATATGACACCGTTACCTAGAATATTAACACTTACCTCTGATATATCTAGATCGCTATTTGCTTCAATTAAGGTGAGATCAAACAGTGTATTTGATAGATCAACAATATAATCCTGTAGCTGTAAAAATATAGATGTTGGTAGTTTATTTAATACGGTACGCTTTTCTTCCGCTGTTAGATCATTAAAGTTAATCGATGTATCTTTAAACCTAACAGTCCTAATAGTATATTGATATAAGTCATCTATACTATCAAAATACAGTCCGATGGGTACACCGACTGTTAGTGTTATATCACCACAAACGAGATCCTTATCTACATCAACGTAGTTATCTACAAGCTTACTCAGAGCATCGTCCAGACTATATGTTACATCCATATCATCCTTACCCTTAAACATAAGCTTATTACTTACAAAGAGTTTACGAACGTATATTAATATAAAGAACCTGTCAAATATGTTTAGATCTGGCTCAATATACAGCTTGTTAAGAAACTCACTAAGACCGCGATAATCTTTATTTTCACAAAACTTTAAGATTGTTAGATAATCTCTATTGATAAGTTCAGGTATTCTTACCTTCCTACCACTCGGTAGATCTAACTCTATAGTAAACACAAATATAATTAATAAGCTTTTTGCTTAAATCAATATTAATCAACGAGAGAATATTTACTAAACGCAAAAGAGACTGTTCTCTCTAGATCATTATTGCTGAGCTCACCGTAGCTCAATTGATCTGCCTCTACGTTTATTGGAACACAATCTTCAAACATATACGTCTTTCTCTTATTACGAAAATCACCAAAAGGTATCTCAAGATTCTCAGGACCACTAGGGTTTCTAGTATGTAAGTTAACAATGATGTTACACTTTAAATCAGTCTCGTCTTCAATTAAGCCATGATACGAAACAGCAACAAGCCATGGCCTAATAAACATATCAACTATGTCCTTGTTTTGCTCTAAAAACGTAACGTCTAACTTATTACTACTACCGTAATCAACTCGCCTATCACCATAGTAACCAGCTACAAAACCACCAGACTTAGCTACTGGTAAGGTTCCAACTGCTACCTGCTCTTGAGGTAACGCGACCGACTGTGCAAACATAAATCCAATGTCATCATCTGTTCTATTGTCGAATATACCTTTATGCAATGACCATCGCTTATCTTGATAGTCGTATAATACCCGTTCAATTGAGTCTGCAACTTGCTGCATTAACCCATTACCACTGCGACCTTGAAATCCAATAGTCCAAAGAAACTTAGTAGGTATATCACCTTCCCAAGTACTAGCGAGACCGTCTAATCGCCTCTGTATAGGCTGTAACGACATAAAATTATTCTGTTATACCACTCTGCTTATAGAAGTGATATGCAACAGTAACATCCATCTCTACTGTACCACCATTACCACCAGCCATGTCATATGAAACAGCGTCAATGTTACGTATAGATGCACCGTAGAGCATGTAGTCAGAAATAGGCTCGAGCTTCTTATTAAGCTGCTGTAGATGTATGTAAGTGTCTGCAGCTGGTGTAGCATACTGACCAGTTGAAAATTCATCATCAAACAAGGTACGTGAAGCAGCTTCCATTCTGTTTCTGAGCTCTGATGTAGCATCTAGATAGAACTTAAGTGAGTAGCCGTCTGAGCCAGGATATGTAGCATTACCAGGAATGTTAAAGTTAAGACCCATGTAAGGAGTTTCAACGTTAGTAATTTGTCTTGCTGGTAGAACACCAGCCTTACAGTAAACTAAATCACCTTCATCTAGTGTAACGCCTCCTGCTAATACAACATCATGTACTCTGAAGAGAAAATCACGTGAAAAGTCTCTTGCCTGAGCCTTACTGTAAAATTGTTCAATATCTTGGTTCGACCTATAATTTGACATATAATTATTTATAGCTACAGCCTACATTTTTAACAACTAAACAAAAAAAAAGGCTGAAATCTTTCGACTTCAGCCTCTTGGTTAGGGAGTATAATATTATCCTTGGACCAACTCCTGGAAGTTGGCGTCCGTGCGTGATGCATAAAAATTAACAAGAATAAATTCAGCCGTTCTAACTGGCTTAAGGTAAATGTCAATAACAAGCTCGTTCTGATCAATTACCTCTGGTGTATTGTTTCTTTCGTCACATACAATCAGGTAATCATAAAGTCCGTCGCTAGCCTTAACACGCTCAAAGAATGGCTGTAAGGTGTTAATAACTCTCGTTCTAGTGAATAGTGTGTTGTTCTCGAACAAGAAGTACTGCATTGTCTTCTTTGTAATCTTCTCAAGATATAGGAATGTTCTTCTTACGTTAATACGATCAAAGGCACTTGGCTTTTTAAGCAGTGTCTTTTGTCCGAAGAATATGTTACCTCTATCCTGGAAGGAAGCAATCGGGTTCAAGTTAACAGTATAAAGATCGTCTCTTTGTCTTTGGTTAGGTGTAAGAGCAATATCAACCGCATCACCAATAATACCTCTGTTAAATCCTGCAGGTGCGCCCCATGGCCCAACTGAAGCATCTGTTGAAGCCATTTTAGCAGAAGCAAAGCCGGATGGTGGTACGTATACAAACAATCCAGTGTAGTTGTCAAACACTTTTAAGTAGTTAGCATATGTACATGCATAAGATGAGTTAGTATTTTCAAACTGATGTCTCAGTCCCCAGTAGATGTCTGTGTAGAAGTTCTTATTTTTATCGTCCTGTACCTTATTGTCTTTACCAGTAACAAGTAGTTGTCTGATTGGATCAGCAATAAATAGTACATCACCTCTTCCACCATCCTTAACAGGCCCGCAGAAAGTATTAAATCTATTAAAGATAACAGTATATGAATCTCTTGCAGCACTGTTTGAGATATCATTAGATGTTCTCAGAGCTTCAATTGAGTCAGTTGTACGTGTATCGTCGAACCCTCTAGCACTAAGAGCGCCGCTGGTTTGCATATATGTGAAGATAGTACCAAGACCACCTTCAGCAATCATGTCGATGTTAAACTTATCATCGTTCTTAATACGAAGTAGAGCACGATCTAGCTTCTTTGGAATATTACCAATTACCTTACCGTCAAGCTTTGTTTCACCATACGCGCCGAGTGCGAAAAGTGAATCAGCCTTACCAATATCAGTACTAATAGTTACTAGTTGTGCTGCTGTAGCACCTACTTGCGCTTCGGTAAGCACTCCCTCGTTTAGAGCTTTATAAAGCGTATCAGTTACAACCCGAATTTTACGCTTTGGATTACCATCAGCGTTAAGTTGCACACCGTTGATTTGATCCGACAGGTACGGGTTAACTAAAATATCAATGTTTCTTGAATCATCCTCTTGTGTTTCGAGGAAGAAGTTAATAGGAAGTCCACCGGACTCAGAGTTTTTCTGTCTGTAATATCCAACTGCACCGTTGACACCCTCTTCAAGAAGGTATTGTAGTCTGTTAGCAGACTTAGAGAACACTGACTGACGTATCTTAAATACACCAAAGTTAAGCGTGTCGTTAAACTCTGCATCACCAATACTGTAGTTAGTGATTCTATCCTCCATAACCTGTGAGATGGAGTTGGTAGCAGGATTTGATCCTTCACCATCTGTAGCAGATAGTGCAAACTCAAGTCTTGATTCTGGGATAGTAGTAAAGTCTGTTAAACCTACAGCTCCAGCAGATTGTGTTACGGTTTCAACACTTAAGATTGAATCATAATCACGAGCTGGGTTGAGGTTAGTATTATCAGCAAGACCAACATAATAACCATTGAACTGACCGTCAATAATTGTTTGTGCCTTGTTAATAACTAAAATAGCAGCACTTGATAATTCATTAACACTTGACCAGTCTGAGCCAGCAGTTTCTGACCAACCGTCTGTGAATAGCTCACCATTCTTAAGCTTTACATATTGTTCGTAAGTAAGTTCGAACTGTGTTGGTTTACCGATGAACCAGGAGCCTGTATTACTATAGTCGGATGTAGGAACTCCAGGTTCACCTGTTGATAATGTTGTAACACCAGTCGCTGGATAAGCGAGTAAACTGATCTTCGAGCCAAAGCCCTCACCGCTCTCGTCACCGTACGGTAGTCTGTTAACAAGAACTCTACCTGTTGAATTTAGAGCAGATTTAACAGTATGATAAAAATATCTTTCTGCTGGTGTTCTTGGGTTTCCGTAGATCTGTTCAAAATCACTGATACCGGTAACACCGACTACTTCGTCGGAGGGACCTTCACTTGTGAATCCTGTAATGTAAGTTGTCGTTCCTTGTGAAACCGTACGTAGTGATAAATCACTCTCTCTGATCTCAACGCCTGGAGATTGTATTGTCCTTCTAGCCATAAAATTATTTATGCTATTTCAGACGAAAGTTCTATATATTTAGCAATTTAGTCCGTATTTGTGAATAAACAAATGTAGCACTACTCTCTATCTCATTTGCATCCCTATAATTGTAGTTTATACTACCAACTGTAACAGGGAAAGCATTGGTATATGTAAACTCTATACGCTTATTATTAAACTCATCTAGACCATATAACGTTAAGTCTGTTTGATAATCAGAGAATGCAAACGGTCCAGGTACCTGACCATCTGTTAACTCGTTATCAACTAAATCATCATCATCAAACAAGCCTGTTTTATCGTCATGCATTAAATCTAACCACTTATATATGGTCCAATAGTTATTAAACTCGTTATCCACCGTAAAGTTAATGTCTACTGGTGGAAATGGCTCTTTCGCATGTGATGAGTTATATAGATTACTACCAGCATATGGTATTTGAATAGCAGCTACAGTTATCTCAGGTACAACAGCTCCATAAACAGACATCTGAAAGGCATCTTCGTCAACATTAAATGTATCTCTATTGTTTCTCTTCTTAATCTTTCTTAAAGCTGGTGGAAGCTGAAACACTAAAATAAACTTATCTACCCTATTCTTGTTTAATAGAGACTGCTGATTCTTATTTTGTGACATATTATTATTTATTGTAGAGGTTTATAACCAAACATAGATAACTCATCCATATCCATCTCTGCTTGATTTTCACCCATTCCGAACACCATTGGAGGTAACATGCTGTTATTATCTCCAACTACTTCATTATCTAGATATATTGAGGTAGCATCTTCGAAGTACTGAATACCGAAATCCATCTGATCAATAACACACGGTTTACCCATACTATCAAGCTCTGCTATTTCGAAGAAGCGTTCTGTTATTTCCCTCTCCAATATAAAGAGAGCGTACAACAATGACATAACCATATCATCATGCTTACTCTGCCTTGCTTTCCATGTACCGTTTGGATATCTAATAAAGTTCTTAAGCTCCATTAATGTCTGCTCATCTTTAATGGTAACGGCGCGCGCCTCGTTAATATAATAACGCATATTTAATACACCTTTGTACTTTGTATTAGTATGTGCAATCATACCCTGCATAACATTCTTACGGTTAGCTGCTTTATTACCATAAGATACTATCTTATCATACCCTAAATCATTATATAGTCTATCAACAACCTGCGCCCCGCAATTGTTACGCTCAATTAAAGCTAACGGTGATCCGTAGTTTTTTAATATAGAGTGTACTTTAGCAGTAAACTCAAGTGGTGGTATTTGGTTATTATTATAGCATGCTACCTGTCTAATGTCTCTGAGATCGGTTATATCTAGTATTTGTACGCATGATGAGTCAGCGCCCACTCCTTCAGCTGTATCAACACCAGCTACATATAGTCTAGATGGATCAGCTTCTTCCCATATCTTATACGCACCGTCATCAAGCACGATTTTAGGATCACAAATTTCAGTCGCCATCTTCTCAAATAGCTCTGCATCAATAGTTGATTCACCAGTTTCAATCCACTCACACTCAAACTCCTGTCGCCAAGCATCTACTGATCCGATAGCCTGTCTTGTATTCTCGGCCCATGCTTCATCTCTTCCAGGTACCTCATTCCAGAGTATCTTATCATATCCCCAGCCGTTAGTACCTTCTTCAGCGCCTGTATATAATGTATGAAAAAGGTTACCTGTACCATTTGCAGTAGAACATACAAATACTTTAGATTTCTTCGATGATGTAATAACAGGAAAGACTGATTTCCAGAACTCTTCAACCAAGTGAGGTTCAATGAAAGCCATTTCGTCAATTACAAGACAGTTTACAGATTGACCACGAGCAGCTGTACCAGTTGTAGTTGTAATACCTATACGACTGCCATTCTCAAGTGTCATAGATGTCTTTGCATACTCTTTAACAGGAGGTTTAATCCAGTTAGGTAACTCCTCATATGCCATTCTAACTCTCTGAAAAATCTCAATAGCAGTAGCCTCTTTGTTCGCTACTAATAGAATCCTCTGATCCTTCGTAAAGCATGCCTGCCATAATAAGAAGATAGTCATCATTGTAGACTTACCTATCTGTCTAGATGCTAGTAATACAAAGAACCTATTATCACGCATCTTTCTAATGGCGCGCTTTTGACATGGGTGTAGCTGAATTTTTTCCTTACCCCTGTCTAGGTTAATAATATGAAAGAAGTTCTCAGCAAAGTATAGTATGTTCTTACTAGCCTTTTTAAGGTCTCGTATTTTGTCTTTGGTCCATTCCCCCTTCCAATTCGAGTTAGGAAGGTTGGTATTACCCATGTAGAACATATTATTTTCTTTTCCCATTGAAAATATTTATACCTAGACATAAATAAATATATGTCTAAAGACGATTTAAATAGCTTGGGTTCACTTTACGGTGGTATGTTGAACGGATTAAAGAAGGATTTAATCAAGGAAGGTAAGGTCGGACCTGGTGAAATAGGTGACGCTGCTTTACAAGCCGGTGGTCCAACAGAAGAAGGTGGTTTTGCAGAAGCTGAGGTAGATATCGAAAAGCTTACTGATAAGGAAAAAGAAGATAACCTATATAATATTAACAAGTTGTCTTATACTAGTAGTTATATGCCTGAAGAGGATGAAGAGGGTAAGTATGATGACAAAGATGGTAAGAAAGAGAAGTGCGACTATGTTGACTGTGAAGAAGACAAAGAAGATGATGCTGAAGAAGATGAAGAGAGAAGCGATGGTACCGATGACGGTGAATGTGAAGAGTGTGGTGGTTTAGGATGTGAGCCATGCAATGGTACAGGTGAGAAAAGCGAAGAAGACGAAGAAGGTAACAATGTTAGTGTAAAACGAGAAGTACTTAACGCTGTTAAACAAGGTGCTGGTGAGTTTGCTCATAAAGCAGCTGGTATGCTTCAGTCAGCTAAAGAGCTTCATGACCAATATAGCAGATAG